CAACATTAGTTACCACACAGGAGGATTGATACCAAACACTATTAACATTCTGAGTTGGATCGTGATATACATAAAATCTACCTTCAAAGTCTGATCCCTGTTGCATACGAACCAATAGTTGACTTAGGTAAACAGGAAATTCTGGACTTGCAAAGTCTTCTGTATCTAACTGAAAGTTTCTATGTTGCCATATTGTCTGAATTGTTCCCTGCCCAGATATAAGTCCATTCTCATATTGTTTACGAAATTCACCACCTAAATTTGTAATATCAATAGTATCTCTAGAAGTAGTTATTTCAAATTCTGTAACTTTAGCTAACGGTCTAAATCTTGTATTTCTTGTTCTGATTAAAATATCTTTTCTTGATGAAGGTGCTGTAAGAGTTAACGCTCCAGATACTTCTCCTGTCAAGGCAGATGCAAACGTGTCATATAACTTGATACCTCCCATATCATCTATGTGCATGTATTTGCGAAGATCAGGAAAACTATGACCAGAAAGCAATTCCAAATTACTGCCATCAGTAGTCTCTATTTCTATTTGATCTCCTGTAATTAAAGAACCCGATGCTTTGTCTACCGAAAATCTTTTCTTTGTAATATTTACATCAGCGGGATCTAATGATGTCTCTAAATCTGAATTTAAAGCATCACGTTTTAATTCTATAAAACCTGTAGATCCAAAATATATAGGCATTAGTATGTACTTTCTATAGGAATACCGTCTCCTTCAAAATTAACTTCCGCAGCCATTATTTCTCCTACAGAGTTTTGCATATTGATAGAAGTTATAACAGCTTTTAAATCTATATAATGTTTCAAATCTACTTGCAATCTGAATCTTACTTTTGGTCTTTCTGTACTTGTTGGTGTATTACCTGATCTTGGTAAAGCCGTTTTTAAAATTTCAGAAGATAAACGACCTGAGTTATGAGATTCACTAGTACTTTCCGCGTAATAATAAATACTACAAGAACCAGTAACACTAGATATTCCAGGGATTATAGTTCGATCAAAATCACCTAAAGAAACCGTTTCTAATACAGCCGTGTTTAAAGTAAAAGACCAAGATCTAACTTTTGCTACTTCATCGCCAGGTCGTTCAATACTATCATTTTCTCCATCAACAAATAACTTACCGTCTTGTCCTGAGTAATACTTTGCCATCTTTTTAAATAAATTTTAAGTTCATTCTAATCCCCATCAAGGCATGCGACAAATTTACATTGCACATTAGAAATGCCAGGTAAAACACTTGTTACGGTAGGGGGACCATCAAATCTGTATCTTAACTTAACTCCAGAGGGATCAGCTTCATTTACTTTAAGAATTAAATCATTATTTTTAATACCTGCAAATCCGTTTGTTAAACCAAAACCAATATAATCATACACACTGTTTACGGTCTCATATAGATCCAAGATTTCATTTGCCTGTGAATCTGTAATATTAGAAAAACCTAATGTTAATTTTGCATCTGTCTTTTTATTTCCATATCTGATAACGCTTTTGGCACCATTTTGTGCAACAAACTCTGTCTGAGGATACGATCCAGGAGTATAACTTCTAGACGTTGGTTGTATATTTGGAAAAGGATGTAATTCTGTCATAACTTTTTATTCTAAACTAATAATATCAGCATCAGGATAATTTATAACAGCAAGTTTACCATCTGCATTTAAAGGGGCATGACTGCCAGAAATATTAATTAAACCATCTTCTGCATAAGATATAGATTCTATCTTATAAACACGGTCTGATATTGAATTATCTGGAACGGTAAAAACAGAACCTCTAAATGCTGAGGCAGCCTTGCCATTTTCTATTTGTATTGGAACAATCTTTGAAACAGAAGTATCTCCAGGTTTCCAAAACATTATTTGCGTACCATTTGTTAAATTAACTTGTGATTGAATCTCACCATCCTGTGTTATCACTCCATTTGCAAAACGATTATTATGAGTAGCTTCTGAGTGTAATCTTATATAATCTCCAGGTGCTAGGTGCATTGCAGCCTGTGGTGTCGTATCAAATGTAATACCATGATCTATCTTGTTCCTGACTTTTAATGCATAATCTAAAAATATCTGTGCATGTGTTGCACTTGTACAGAAAGTAGACATATCAAAATTTTCTCTTGGATCATTATCTGTAGTACTAATAAGCCTTCTTCCTATAACTTTAGTTTCAGGAAAACCATTTAATTTTTCATGTCGATAAGTTGCAAAAGCATTAAAATCCTGCCTTTCCTCTGCACTTAAAAAACTAACCTGTAAATTTTTTGTATTACCATCAGTAAATAAAGCTTTTATAAATGGTTCTTGAGTGGGTTCTATTAAAAATGTGCTTGCATTAAAGGGAACAGAAGGAAATAATGAAAATCTACCACCTAATATTGTGAAATCTAATAAACAGTATTGTGCATTTTGAAATATAAACTCTCTTAAGTTCTTTTCATCAACTATTACACCATCCCAAAATAACTTATTTGCTTTACAAAACTCTGAAGCTATTTTCATTCTTTCTTCATCAACAGATCTGATACCAATCAAATCTCCAGCACCTATCAATGGATCAGTTAACAAGGCATAAGCAATATCAGGAAATAAATTACTTGGTCCTATCGTTTTATCTATGAGATTTTTTATACTTAATCCATTTTGAAAATATGCAGATAGTTGACTAAAACTTGCAAACTCTTTACTACTATTAATCCTTATACCTGCAACTGTTAAATCAGTATAAGATATTTCATTATCTTGCAAAACAAGTTCGTTTACATAAACAATTTCATGTTCAGGTTCTTCCATGTGACTTGGAACTTCTGCTTCAAAACTTATAAAATCAGCTATTGCTCCATAAGGTAATATATTTCTATTATTCACAGCATTTCCAATAGGACCACCATCTTCTGAATCAGCAGGGGCTGGATCGGGCCAAGGATCAGTAATAAAACTTTGATCTGCTACAGATACAGTTGTTATAAGACCTGGAAAAGTTATATTTCGTCCTAAAACAGAAATAGAATGTTCTGGAATTAAAACTCTATCTCCTGACTTATAACCAGACCCACCATTTGTTAATTGCCATATCATACCATCAGTTGAAAGAAAAGATATTTCTACTTTTGCACCGTTCCCATTACTATTCTCATTTTGAATATTAACTTCAACTGTTTCTAAAACAGCTACTCTATTTGGTAAAAGAACACTTTTAATAATTTCATATTCTTCAATAAGTATTCCTCCAGGAGGTCCTTCTTCAAACTCTATTATTTCTTGATTTACAAAGTTTCCAACAGCATAAGAGACTCCTCCTCCTTTCTGAAAAACTTGAGCTTTATTTTTATCTGTTGCTGTTACTCCACCGATATATTCTCCTTCATAATAAAAAATATAAATATCATGTATTGGAACATATTCCACATAAGATTTATCTGCCAAGTCGAATTTTGTGACTTCATTAACAGATTCTCCACTATCTACACCTATATCTCCAAAACTATTATCAGCTAAAGATGTTATAGCTGAACTAGTTTCTTGTTCGCCTCTAGCACCTATATACCATTCGTTATTAGAAGCATCACCACCTGTCAAGGGAATATTAAATCCAGAATAAGAAATCACTAAATCTGTTGAAAGAAAATTAGGAATAACACTATATTGTTGCAAAGCACCAGAGGCTTTTAAAATACGTATTTCTTTATTATTACTATCTACAAAATTTCTTTTAATTAAGTTACCAGGATAAGGAACAAATCTAAACTCATATTGATCTAAAGGATGATTAATCCTAATAAAATTATACTGAGATTGAGGTGTTCTACCCTTAATAGCAAAAGGTTTATCATTATCTATAGTTACAAAATTGTCATCAGTGCCAGCTTTTCTTGCTTGTAATCTGAAAAAACTATATCTGGTAACGTATTTATTTAACGGGCCAAGGTTAATATTACCATTATCGTCTTGATAAGTTTTTAAAGTACCAGAAGGTTCATCATAATTAAAACCTCCAGGATGACTATTTACATTTGGAAAACCAGTGATCTGTTTAAATACTTTTGATTTTAATCCTATTTCCGTTACGTTACATTCTCTATTATTAGTAATTGAAGCAATAGAAACTTTCTGCAGCACATCTAATTCCCAAGGTGAATGTGCCATATCAAAACCATTAATACCATCTGTATTATTTCCACCTCTTAATTCAAATTCAGAAATATTATCTGGACCCTCTTCAACAATTTTAAAATCAAAATCTTTATAAGTTCTATCTCTCCATAACTCTGTAGTTGACACTTTAGTACAAATAGCAATAGCAGATCCTATCAAATAAGTTTCACCTATTGAAATATTGTCATCAATTCTTTCTCTATCTGAATCTAAGGCAGTTTTTACATCTTCTAAACCCCAAGGATTAAAATCACCCGAAATCCTTGTAACAGGATTCATATCTCCAATTGTATATCTAACTGTATTATTTTTTTCTAATTTAAAACGACCATGTTTTTCTTCATTATTATGTTTTAGAAAACCTGCATATCTAGGATAATATTTAGCAATTTTTCTTCTTTTTTTATCAATATCATCTGGATTACTAGCATCTTTTGCTTTTAAGATTAATTCATAAGGTAATTGAAATCTCATCATATTAGGCATAGGAGCAAAATTACCAAATCTTGATTGTGTTGTAGGAGTTCTTACCCCACAAAAAACTTTTTCATTGAATCCAGAACTACGAATTTGACCATAAATATCCAAATCAACGCTAAAAACATCTTCAGGATTAGAACCATCTCTACCTAACTCTCTTGCAAGTTCACTTTGTGTGTATATATTCGTTTCTTTTATTCTATTATTACCAGATTTACTTTTGTAATATAAAGCTAATTTTGCACCCGTATAATTTTTTAAAAGAAGATCACCTATGGCGTATCCCGCAAAGTCAGGTGGTGTTTCTACACCTTTATTTGATAAAACAAAAACTGCTTTAAGTTGTTGAAACGTCCCAAGACTCTTTAATTGTGACCAGACAAGTTTACTATTAACACGGATACCTCCAATGTTCTTATCATTATCTCTCTTGGTAAAAATTAATGGTATTGTTTCACCGATAACAGCCAATTCCTGCAAAGAATTAAAACCTGTCTGAGGTGAAAATCTTTTAACAGATTGTGCTCCTTCTGTCTGTAAACTAGGTGGAGTCTTAGGTGCTTTTGGTTTTGGCCTTAAGGCATTAGAAATATAAGATAAAGCAACACCTATTGCAACAACACCATAAAATCCTATGCTAACTCCACCAAAAAATAAAGGAGCTATTGGCACTGCTGGCATATTAACAATATTAGGAATCAGATCATATTCTTTTCTCCTCTTACCGTTAACAGATTCAGCTAAATATATAAACTGCCAGTATTCTTCTTCTGTAATTGCTAAGGCTTCACAAAGTTGGACTTCATAGGGTAATAACGCTCTATGACCTCCAAATACTCTAGAGGACTCCATCTTA